GCGTGGTGCTGGCGAAGGGCACCGTGCGGAACCCTGTGGTGGGCGCAGTGCCATAAACAGTCTCAAACGCCAGCGCCATTTGCGCCCGCGCCCCATGGGCTCGTGCCATTTTTGTATCCTTTTCAGGGGTTTTTGGTTAACGGCGCACCAGTTGCATATGGTGCAAAGTCAATTCATGCTGTGAGATACGTCCAGCTAACGCACACTTAAATTCATGCGCGACCCGAAGGCAGACCTCGAATGACCCCTCCCACACCAAGAACGGTAAAACCATCCGTCCTCGCGCCGGATCTTGAAGTCACGGGCGATATCACCGCCAAAGGCCCCTTGGTGGTTCAAGCGCGTGTTGTCGGCAACATCACCGGCGATATCGTCACGATTGAGCACTGGGCCAATGTAAAGGGTGACATCGAAGCCAAACAGGCAACAGTTGAAGGCGTTGTCGTTGGCGCGGTCATCGCAGGCGATGTCCGGATTACCCATTCCGGTCAAATCAGCGGCTCGGTTCATTACAATACACTGGCCGTCGAAACCGGGGCGATGATCGAGGGGCATCTGAGAAGGATCACTCCGTCCCCGGAGCCCGATCAGCCGAGTGAATTGGCCAGCGAATAGTGTAGGATGACGGGCAGGACAGCTGCCTTTAAGCTTGCGGCCCCCTCCACAGTGAGATCCGCCGGCTCTGGGGCCGCAGCCTCTACCCAGTCGCAAAGACCCCGCAGGGTCCGGTCGGCAGAAAGTACGGCGCCAACCTGCGCGACCAGTGCGTCGAAGACTGCGTCCCGTGCCGCAGCACTTTGCACAATCATCTCAAGCTCCGCCCTGTGCTGGTAATGATACATCAGGGGTGACAGCGTCACGCTCGGCTCACCTGGGCTGCCGTCGCGCAAGATCATAAGCCCTGCAGGAGGTATGCGTTCCGGCAAAACCTCCCCGCGCAGGACGGGGACATTTGGGATCGTGCGTAAGAGATCCGCCAAGGCGGTCAGGATGGTTTCTCGGGTGGTGGGCATCGGGTTGTTCTCTGGCCAGAAATCAGACAAATAGGCCCTCGGCTGGGCCTGTAGCTCAATGGTTAGAGCCGGGCGCTCATAACGCCTTGGTTGGGGGTTCGAGTCCCTCCGGGCCTACCAATCGTTCCCTCGCAGATTGTCCAAGACATCAGATGGCGCAGGTTACGACCCAAGCTTTCCAGACACCCAATTCGCCACAATCGCGCCTGGAATTCGCCCCAGCGCCACCTCTGCCGCCTTTGCCAAGTCTAGCCGCTTGGTGAGCTTCACCTGCCGGACCAGAAGAAAGATCGGCACGCTGGCCAAGCCACGGCCGGACTTTGCGCGCGAGGCGACGCCAAGCCCGCGGCTATTCAAACGACCCTCTGCCACTAAGAGGCTGGGACCCCTCGATCGGTAGATGAACCGAAGAGGCACACCGAGTCGGCGCTCCCACTCTCCTGGGGTGATCCGACCGCCACGGGTGGATTTGCCAGCCGCTGCGGTCGGAATGGCAAGCCAGAGCCCGCTTTTCGAGCGGATGAGCGGGCCGCTGTCATGCGCGCCAACGATCACAGGCGCGTTTGACCAGACAAGAGCGGCTGCATTCAGGCTGAGCTGCCCCTTCGGATAGTCTTCCGAACGAATGGTCTGTGCGAGCCGGGCCCCGAGGCCTGCTCCTGTGATCTGCCCGCGCCAATCGGTCTTGAGGCTGAGGGCCGCAGCGCGCACCGCGCCTGAGACCGCTTTTTCCCCGGCGAGGATTTCGGCCTGCATGTCGGCTGCGATGCTACCAGAGATTTCAAGATGAAGTTTCACGCGAGGGTCGCCTCGATGGTCCAGATCAAGCGATCCCGATCGCGGATCGGCTCGCCCTGGATCAGGAAGGTTTCGTCACCGATGAGGATCTGCTCGTCAGGGCGGGGCGCAGGGAGGTCCGAGACGCGCACATCAAAGCGCATGGTCTCTGACACCAGACGCGCGCCCCCGAACGTGGTCACATCATCATTTCGGCGCATAATGATGCGGATCCGGGTGAACTGCCCTTCGCTGTCACGATGCCAGGCCTCATGGGCAAGGTTTGGATCAGCGAAGAGCAGATCGAGCGCAGCGGCAAAGGCCGTCATATCTCAATGGCCTCAGTTCGAGCTGAAGATCCGGATCGCCAGGCGCGGGCGTTTGTTCACCGGCAAGATCGAAGCCTCGGTCATGAGATCAATCCAGCGACCTTTCGCGTCCATCATCTGCCGCGCGTAAAGTGGCAGGCCGACGGTGTTGGCGGTCTCGAGAAGGTTTGCCGGCCCGCCATAGGTGGTGAAGGTATCAAAGGTGCCCAAGGGGAAAGCGATGCCCTCGCCCGCAGGGATCAGTCGCTCCGAGGTGCCGTTCGAAAGCGTGACTGAGCCGTTGTATTCCTCAAATAGGATGCCAGCGAAGGGGAAGGCCCGGCGCATATCCTCGCGAAGCGGCTGGCCGCCCGTGGCGGAGAAGAACTTGTAGGCCTCTTCCGTCTTTGGGTGACTGATCAGCTTGTCGAAGAATTCGGAACTGACCAGTGCATGCGCCGTGGTCATGGTCTCGCCGAGGAGGCTATCCTCAATCCCGCGCAGCACAGTGCGGACCTTACCTTGGATATTCGTTCCGGCGGTGCCGAAGACGAAGTCGACCGAGATCATCTCCAGCCCGAACTCGGTGAAGTAGTTGTAAAGGGTCGTGCCTGCGCCGTCCTTCACGATGCCGCGGAGCGCGTTCATCTCCATGTATTCGCGGGTCTGGGCGTGCTTGCGCCGCATCAGCGTCAGCTTGCGGTTCATCACCTCGACCAGCGGATCGGCCGCATCTGAGAGGCCCAGCGCGGGCATGCCCTGAATGTCGGCGGGCAGGATCACATCGTCATGCGGGATCCAGGGCAGGGCGAAGCTGCGCATCGAACGGGCTTCCCGATTGCCCACCGTGGCAGGTGCACCGAGGGGAACGGAGGGCAGGAGGCTCAAGACGCCTTGGCGCTGTTCGATCACGATCGAACGCTGGGTGACCCCTTCAAAGCGGAAGAGGCCGATCTGGCCAAGACGGGTGTAGAGGTTGGGCAGGATGTTGATGGCCTGCGTCATCTCGGCGAGCGAATAGCCGCCCACGTCAAACGGGTTGCGGGTGATGGTCATGGGAGAACTCCGGGGCAAAGAGGGGCAGGGGTGACGCGCAGCTGCGCGATTGTGACCAGGGGGCGATCAGTTGGATCAGGCGGTGTCCCGCGGGACGATGCCGAGCGCGGTGAGCTGAGCGTGTTTGGCGGCTCTCTTCATGGCATCATCAACACTGGCGTCAAAAACCAGTGCCGCCTTCGAGACGATGGCGGGGCCACGCAGGATCACCACTGCGTTGGCATCTGCGCTGGTGGCATCAACGTCATCAAGGAGCATGCCGGCCGCGCTCTGCGCACCATCGGTACCGGCGGCAGTGCTGAGTTTCATCTTGCCGCTTGCGGTGATGCGTCCCAGCACGGCGCCGACGCGGTAGTTGGTACCTGCAAGAAGGGTGACGGTCTCGCGGGTGAAGTTGGGGTTCAGCTCGTATTTGAGGACATCGCCCATGTTGGGCGGTTGGGTCAGCACGGGCATAGGCAATCTCCGAGGGTGAGGGGGTCAAAAAGAAATCCCCCGCTTGGGAGGAACGGCGGGGGATCAGGTGGGCGGCTGGCTGTTTTGGGGCTGGCGGTTCAGCCCCTGCTGCCCGCCGAGGCAGCCTTCTTCGCGGCGGCTACAATCGGGCTTTCAGCGGATTTGGGGAGAACGGGCGAAGGTGGCGCGGCTACGATATCACGGGCATCGGCTGCCGCTGCGGCATGCTGCAGAACGAGCTTGCGCAGGGCTTCCGGTGCGGTGCCCTCGCGCAGCGCCTTCGCCGCATCGATCGCAATGCCGAGGCGGCCGGCTTGCGTTGCGATCTCGGCGATTTCCGCTGCCGCTTCGCGCAGCTGCGCCGACAGGTCTGCCAGGTTGCTGGGTTGCGCGGCAATCGGAGTGGCGCTGGGTGCAGCCGTAACAGGCGACTGAGCTGCTGCAGGCACTGGAGTTGGCGTGGAGGGCGGCGCATCGGCAGCATCGGTTTCGCCCTCTGTGCTGTCCGTCACATCAGCCTCGGTCTCTTGAATGCTGTCGTCTGGCTGGTTTTCTTGGGCCATGAGTGCCTCCTGTCGGTTCTGGGGAAGGGCTGCGCGCCGCGCGCGCATGGATGAGAGTGGTGGGGTGCAAGAAAGCATCTGACGAAAGCCGGCAAAGCCCCGAGCCAGATCTGTGACTGCATCGGCAAGGCCTGCGGCGACGGCATCGGTCCCGCGGAAGGTCGCAGCCTCGGTCGCCAGCGAAGCTTCCTGGCTAAGCCGCCCAGCGCGGCCCGCGGCGACAGTCTCGGCGAATAAGAACCGCAGCACATCGATCTCGCGCTGAATATCATCCCGGACCGCTTTGGGCAGAGGCTCGTAGGGGTTGCCATCGACCTTGTGCTGTCCGGAATGGATCAGCGTGACCCGGACGCCGTCTTGGTCGAGCTGCCCGCTGAGATCGGCATGCATGACCACAACCCCGATGCTGCCCACGGTACCGGTGCGCGGCAGAAGGATGCGATCGGCTTGGGAAGCCAGAGCATAGCCTGCCGAGAACGCGTGCTCGGCCACGAAAGCCCAGACAGGTTTGGTAGCCCGGACGGCGCGGATCTGATCTGCCAGGTCAAAGACACCCGCCACTTCACCGCCAAAGCTGTCGATTTCCAATGCAAGGCCGCGCACGCTGGGATCCTTGGCCGCTGCCTCGATCTGCGCCGCGATCCCCTCATAACTGGTCTGGCCTGAGGATTGTCCGATCCAGGATCCGCGATGGATCAGCACACCGGAAATCTCGATCACGGCGATCCCATCGACGATCGGGTAGGGCGCGTCTCCATTGTGCTGGATGCGTTCCGCCAGCCTTCCGGCGA